GGGCGAATCCCAGCGGCATTCATTTCCTTGCTAATTTTTGTAAATAGTGACATTATATACCCAAGTCTTTTTCGGTTATAACCTTAAACTTCCAATTTCGATCTTTACAGTATTCTACTGCTGCGTTCCATTTGGCTTCGTTTACACCCCAAGTTGCAACCTCACGAATATATTGCTTGGTAACTCGGCTTCGTTTTTGCGGCGGCTGGGCTTGCATCAGCGGTTTTACCTCAAGAATCATAGCCTCTGTCAGTCCACTTTTAGTGCGTATTCTAACGAAAAAATCTGGAAAGTATCGATGCATTTTGTTGTCAATCGGAGATAAATAAGGTATGACGATTTCTTCATTCGACCACTCAATTACATTCGAGTTATCGTCCAGGTATACCATAACTCGGCGTTCCCAGAGCGATCTGTACCAGATGTTCGTGGGATCACCTAAATATTTATTGAAGTTTTTAGGACTAAATTTACCACTGTAAGCCATCTAGTATTTATAGGAATTTTTCATGCCTTTAGGTTTCGGAAATGAGTCACAGCGCGAGGATGCGGCAAACCAAACCCCCGCCAGTCAAGTGGGCAGTGGTGGTGGCACCACTCGTGGTGCGCGCCGAACAACGAATTCTGCAGCAGCAACAACCTTTACCAGAACAGATGTTCCGTTAATTTCTGAAAAACGAACGACTGAGTTGTTATATACATCGTTCCCAGAAAATTTAGAGCAATCTGGATCACCATACATGCTCATCAAGATATTTGAAACTATTACTGGAGCAGCGGACATAGTGGATCCAACAACGGCGTCGTTGCGAAGTGGTGCTGATGTTTTTACAAAAGTATCTGATACTATATTTGCAACAACTGGCGCAGATAGAGAAACACAATCGGGAATCGTTGCTGGCTTTGCAACTGGAAGTTTTGCTATTGGTGCGTTGACTGCTGCGTTTGGGGAAGAAGCACTTGGACTAGTCAATCGATCTCTTGGTGTTGACCTTGGAGATGTATTTAAAAATAATTTAAAAAACTTTAATCTAAAAAGAAACAGTACACAGTTGGAGCATGCTATAGCATTGTTCATGCCAGACGGACTGAATGCAAATTACGACCAAGAATATGATGCTATCTCGATTACACAAACATTAGGATTGATCGGCACATTGGCTCAAGCAGTATCTGACAAAGGTGGTGATATAGATCCATACGTGATGGAGGCGGCATCCGCCGCTGCTTCTAAATTTTTAGGCGACGATTTTCAAAAAGTTGGTTTGTTTGCGACAACTGGGAGAACAGTAAATCCGCAACTCGAGTTAATGTACACTTCTCCTAATTTAAGAACATTTACCTTTGACTTCAGATTAATTCCTAGAAATGCAGTAGAATCTAATTTAATTAAAATTATTATAGATAAATTAAAGTATTATTCTGCTCCTCGCATTCCAAATAACACTTCAGGTAGATACTTTATTCCACCAGCACAATTTGAAATTGAGTTTTATAATTCGCCAAATAACTCTAATCCATTTTTGTTTAAAACCAAAAAATGTGCATTAAAATCTATTTCAGTAGACTATTCCCCGAACGGTTTTGCAACTTTTGCGAATGGCGCACCAGTTGAAACAAGGTTACAACTGCAGTTCCAGGAAACAACTATTTTGGATAGAAACGCTATCGCAGAAGGATACTAATGTATTTCAGATATTTTCCAAAAACACTGTATTCGTTCGAACTTAATAGCCAGAACGCATTAAGTGTTACAAACATATTTGCACGATTTAAGTTTAACAGTCAGGTGTTAAACAATGCATATGCAATGTACAAGTACCAGATTGTTAGCGGTGATACACCTGAAATTGTTGCCTATAAACAATATGGTGATCCAACATATCACTGGGTAATCTGCCTGACAAATAATCTGCTAGACCCTGTGTTCGACCTTCCTTTGTCTCAAGATGAATTGGAAAGAAAGATCGTCAAAAAATATGGATATGCGAATATTGCAAACGCATATTCAACCATTCATCATTATAATTTAGATGTCGTAAAATTACTATCAGAAGTTGGTGGCGCTACAACTAAAACAGAAGAAAATTATACTGTAACTCTTGATCAATATAACTATAACTCGAATACTATTGTAACCAAACCAATAAACACAACAACAACAGAAACCATCTCATTTAGAGCCAATAACTCTGACCCAAGTACTGCTATTACATCTACTCTGACAATACAATCCACATATAAGCCAGTCTATGTGTATGATTATGAGATTGAACTAAATGAGTCTAATAGGCAAATCAAGATCTTAAAACCGCAGTATATTCCTTCCTTGATTAATGAAATAGGTCAAGTGTTAAATGCTTAACAACACTAATTATTCTTCTCGTGATATTATTATAGACGAATTGGTGCTGGTCGGCGCAGTCGGTAATGTCGATTTATCTAAAATTTGGAATCGAATTAATATCTATGAAGACATCTTTTCTCCAGTCGTTACTGGTTCTATTGAGATTGTCGATGCCAGAAATTTATATTCATCGTATGAACTGCAAGGCAACGAATATATAACTATTGTATTTTATAGACCAGGTGAGAATGAGTTTAAGTACACAAAAACATTTAGGGTTTATTCTGTCACCGATAGACAACCATTAGAAAAATCGCAGGGGCAAACATACACTGTTCACTTTTGTTCTGAAGAACAAATTTTTTCAAATCAACAAACTTTATCTAAGGCATACAATGATGCGGATATCACGCAAGCAATATTTTCCATTTTACGAGAACACTTAAAGATTAATCTTAAAAAAATAAACCTTAATAATTTTGAAAAATCGTTTGGATCATACAATGGAATTTTATCTAATTATACACCATTTGATATGATTTTAAAATTAGCTGAAAACTCATTCACCGAAAACGAATCTACCTTTTTGTTTTTCGAGAATAGAGAGGGATTTAATTTTATTTCTTTGGAAACTATGTTCTCCAGAGCACCTATCACAAAACTAAATTATAATACTGCTAAATTTACTGTAAACCAAACAGACAATGCAGAAATTTCGAACAACATCAACAAACTGAATATTAAAACATGCTTTGATGTTTTAAAAAATACTAAATCACCGCTCTACTCTTCTAAGTTACAAACTTTAGATATCTTAACTCAAAAATACAGAAACTATGAATATTCTTTTGGTGATCTAAAAGAACGAAATGGTTCGGTGGCTAAAAAATTGCTGTTAGACAAGACAGGAGGCTTTGTGGTTTCTAATGCTAAAAACAGAAACAACAAAGCGTTGTTCCAAGAACACGATACATATCGCTCGTTTTGGTTAACAAATCTAGGGCAAAACAACAACGAGTGGATTCGTGGAGTAACATCCAGAAATAACACCAGAATTATCGATGGTAAACCAGTTCCTGTTACTATTAGCGATTCTAATGTAGAAAGAACAATGATGCAGAGAGCAGCACAATTGTACATGCTTATGTATACATCTATAGATTGTATTGTTCCAGCAAATCCATTTTATACTCCAGGATATGTTGTGGAGTTTGATATGCCAGGATTTATGCCAGAAAACGAAACACAACGAAACATTGATCCATTCCTATCTGGAAAATATCTGATTACTGCTGTTCGTCATGTGATGACTCCATCTGGTGGACAGCAAACTCTCATGACTTTGAGTAAGAATTCCGTCGGTGAAAGATATTCAAATTATAATAATGACAAGCATGCTATCGCGAGGTCTTTATAATGGACGGAGCAATTTTAGGAGCACAAGGATTTGTTTGGTGGTTTGGTGTAGTTGAGAATCGCATAGATCCACTAGAACTCGGTCGCTGCCAAGTCCGCTGTTTCGGTTGGCATACTGAAGACATCAATCAAATTCCCATATCAAGTTTACCTTGGGCGCATCCAATCGTGCCTTATGGTGTTAAAAATGTACAGCCGCCACCAGAAGGAACCATGGTATTCGGTTTCTTCGCGGATGGAAAAGAAGGTCAGTATCCAATTATTATGGGAACTGTTCCTGGTATTCCTGATGAGATTCGCCAGAACAATATGGGATTTACAGACCCATACACCGACGAACAAAAAGCAGCAAGCGATTTTCCTAGAAAGATTAAAGAATATGCTATGCGAACCAATGCTCTTGGTTTATCATATTCCGATGATGTTGCTAAACGCAATCCATCAAGGTTAAATGAGCCAACTGTATCCAGACTCGCACACCCAACAAGAGTTACAGGTGATGATGGGTTTTATCAAGGAATTGAACCTGCTTCTATTGCAAACACAACAATTGAGATTCAACGCAAAACCCGATATGCAAATGTTATCAGCGCATCGGGTTACAAGTGGAGCGAGCCATACCCATCCTATAATCCAATGTACCCATTTAATGATGTGACTGAGACAGAGTCTGGACATGCATTCGAAATGGATGATACACCAGAATTCGAGCGCGTACAACTATCCCATAGAACTGGTTCTACGCTAGAATTTTTACCAGAAGGGCACACGAAGATTAAGTCTCAAAAAAGTCGTTATGATGTGACGATGGGCAACCATTATTCTTATGTGAATGGTAGCAAAGACGAAACAGTACAGTCTGACATGTTCTTGCGTATTAACGGTAAACTTATCATTCAATGCGCAGGATTAGACATCTCATCACAAGGTCCAATCAACATGAAAGGGACTGAGGTCAGCATCAAAGCAGACGGCAACTTAAACTTGGGTTCAGGTGGTGCAACTAGAATTTCGGGGCTTGATGTTGAGGTTCTTGGCTCTAATGCATTTAGATCTTTTGGTGGAGCAGAAGCAACTATGCAAAGTGCAGCCACTGCATCAGTCGGTGGTCTAAATACTCTGCTCAGTGGTGGAACGCTAGAATTAGAAGGTATTTTGTTGAAAACGACATTTGGAATCCATGATTTCTTAACTCCATTACCAGTTACTGCTAAACTTGGAAAAACACCAAATTCCGCCAAGGCACCAACAAACACTGCTGCTGAATTAGGTCCAAGAAACTCGCCATTTAATGCACCAGCACCAAAAACTGACCGTTTCTCAGTGATTGAAACTGTAAGCACAGAACAGGTTACAGAACCTAAAACGCAGTCTCTTGGTGCAGCACCAATTATTCCGACGCTGACTGGTGAGACGATTGCTGAAATCGATCAGGTCACAGGCGCACTTAATGTTAAGATTACTATTCCGCAAGTGAACATCACAGATGATGCTGAAAACCCTCTACAGGTTTCGGCAGAAACGGACACAGGAACAATCGACCCACCAGCATTTACTAGCGCAGCAGCAACCGCTAATACAACAGCGGGATAAATATATGTGTCTGCTTGCTGAAGATGTTACTAGATATAATCTGATAATGAAAAAGATTGGAGTCTATGAAACCCTGTCAGAATCAGATATAGAATTTTTAAAAGAACACAAGATTGAACATATTTACAAATCATACCAAACTCTTTTGAGTATGATTAAACAGAGAGGTACCGTGTCTTCATTGGTAAAATAGTTGGAAAAATAATTAAAATTGTTCTCTGTTTAATCGGAGGATTACCGTTACTTCAGACCTTGGCGATTATGTTTACAGGGAAGCCCATTGCATTCTCTAAAGGCAGTTTCGGAACTCTTGGTGGTAAATTTGGAGAACTTGCTAAGAAAATTTCTGAAAGCATTAAAAAGGGTAAGGAGTGGCTTAATAATTTTAAAAAGGACTTTATTAATCCGCTTCTCAACGGCACCATCATCACGCAATATCAACGAGACGCCAACGGCAACATTCTCCGTGATGAAAATGGTAATGCTCTGGTAGAACAGTCAACCAATTTTCTTTCGCCGTTATCTGCACTTAATGCTAAGATAGACAAATACACCGAAAATAATTTCGCTGGGCTACAAGCCGCTGTTCCTGCATTGTTCAGTAATACTGAACCTTCTATTGTTTCAGCCCGAAACGCATTACTTGATAGATTAGGAAAAGTCAATCAGGTTACTGAATATCGAATTGGACCATTTAACATCGGCGAGCTCACCGAAATTGGAACTGCTGCAGACAGCAGTTTTGTGCAAACCATTCGCGATTTTCAAGACCACACAAATCAACTTGCTGGAGTCAGCTACGATAGCGTGAAGTTTACTTTGCAGCGTTTGTACGGTAATGTGACGATTGCTGGGGCAACTGCAAATATTGCTTCCTCTACAATTGTCTCACCAAATCTAAGATCTACTGTTTATCCGTTTACCAATATCGGCGACCTTGTCATTATCAACAATGAAGAGCGTCGCGTCATTGATAAGGGATTTACATCTGCGCCTTCTGGTACCGTGTCAGTTTACACCGATACAGTTGCTAACAGCGTTTTAGTGACTAGTGCATCGGTTGCAACACTAAATTTAGCTGACTGTTTGTTAAACACTAGCGGAACTTTAAAAGTTGGAACTGGTGTTTTCATTAATGTTAATAACGAAATTCGCCAAGTAAACAGTATTAATGCGCTGGGCGATTATCTAACGGTCTATGTTCCGTTTAGAAGCACAGCAACTGCGCAGACATTTTTCAAGGAAACGACATTTACTGTTAATACTGCATTTACTACAACCGCAACAGACCAAACAGTTAAGATTAAATCAGAATTTGTTGCTAATAGTTTATGCTTGGACAATGTAATCACTGGTCGTGGAACCTCATTCACCACAGATCTTGTTGCAAACAATAAGATCTACTATGACGAAAAAGAATACTTTGTGATTTCTGTCACAGATACTGCTATTGTTGTTGATGAGCCATTAAGATTTACCAACAACTTCCCAATCTTCAAGGTAACTGGTGAGACTGCTGCCCTTAACTTCGCTGAAGACAGTAACTCACCAGATGATATCTTATCCACATTTAGTCTTGTTGGACAATTAACGAATGATAAAAACTTCCTTGATGGATTTACAACGAATGTTAGAAGAGCCAACGGTGTCTATCAAACAGTAAATGCAGCCAATGCATCCGACTCAGCCCAGTCTTTATTACAGGCTGAGTTATTGCGCCGAGGCGATTCACTCATAACAGAAATGGTTAATGACCTTCGTGGAGACGCGATTAATAAACTCACAACATCCCAGGTTGTTAACACGCTAAACGGGTTTGAAACCAGAATTACAAATATTCGCGATAATGTTAAAAATGCAATTGAACAAGATCTTGCAGTCATCAATAAGGTTAAAGGTTTGTTGAAGGGATTAATTAAACTCTTCACGACATCTTGCTCCAAGAAAAAGCGCAAGGATGGAGATGGAACTTCTGACGACTACCTCGATTTAATTCTTGTTCCTAATCCAGAGCGTCAGGGTTGTGATGCTACAGCAAGCGATTTCATAGATATTCTGGATGATATCGATGTTGAGTTTAACGACCCACAAATCACCAATCCAAATACCTTCCAGCCACCATCTGGTGTTATCCCAACAAATGATATGTTGAATCCAGGAGACCAGTTTATCGGTCCATATCCACCAAGACCGACAGATAATGTCGCCGATGATGGATTGACAGGAAATCTAGATGGTACCGACCCAAACATCAAGGCACCAGAAGATCCATGTGCCAAACCATGCTAAATATACAAAAGGGTGTGTAAATGGCACTAACAACCAGAGAATATAAAGATCTAGACTTAAACTTTAGAGCACATCCTGTTACAAAAGATGTGGTAAAGCGAACTGGAAACGCAGCCATTATTGGTGCATTGCGTAACTTAATCCTCACTAATCTCTATGAAAAGCCATTTCAACCGACATTTGGATCAAGAATCCGTGGTTTATTGTTCGAGGATGTGTCGTTTATCACAGCGAATATTTTGCAAACAGAACTCAACACCGTAATCGCTAATTTTGAACCTCGTGTTGGTATTGACGCAATCCGTGTTCAAGCCAATCCAGAACAAAATCGTTACGACATTACTATACGATTTTTCATAAATAACCTTGAAGCACCAGTCACAATCAACTTCTTTCTAGAGAAGGTCCGTTAATGGCAAATACCGACCAAAAACTTGTAGTCTCAGAGTTAGACTTCACACCGATTAAGAATAATCTAAAAAACTTTCTGAAGGATCAGCAAGAATTTACAGATTTTGATTTCGAGGCTGCAGGCATCAATGTTTTATTGGATATTCTTGCCTACAACACGCATTATATGGCGTTTTATAATAATATGGTGGCTAATGAGATGTTTTTAGATACTGCATTGCTACGCGATTCAGTCGTATCTCATGCTAAGATGTTGGGTTATACACCAGTTTCCTCTATTTCACCCAGAGCAACTATCAATTTACAAATAATTAGACCAATTGAAAATACTCAGGCTACTCTCGCTCTTCCTAGATTTACTCGTTTTCAATCAGCACCAATCAACGGTGCATCGTATACATTTGTAAACCAGGAAGCCAAAACGGTGAATTATGATCCAACTTGTAACCGTTTTTGTTTCGACAACCTTTATATCTATCAGGGTCAGCCACTAACCTACACATTTACATATAACGCGACAAACAATATATCGCAATCGTTTGAGTTGCCAGATACTGGGATTGATACCCTATCAATGGAAGTGTTGGTACAAGAGTCATCAACTAGCATAAAAACTGAAAGGTTTACACTGGCTACAGATGCTACAACAGTATCTTCAAACTCAGCGGTATACTTTATCGATGAAACTAGAAACGGAAAATATAAAATCTATTTCGGTGATGGTGTAATCGGTAAAAACCTAACAAACGGAAATGTGGTTATTGTAAACTATCTAAAAACAGATGGTGCTGCTTCAAATAAGTCCAACGCATTCAGTTTAGTAGATTCTGTCGGTGGGTTTACAAGTTCAATTGTTTATCCAATCAAGGCAGCATCTGGTGGTAACGGGCAAGAATCTGTTACAGGAATTAGATTTAGCGCACCAAAAGCATATGTGTCTAATAATCGTGGCGTTACAAAAGAAGATCTAATTGCTCTAATCAACAAAAACTACCCATACTTTGAAGCAGTTAATGTTTGGGGTGGTGAAGAAAACATCCCACCAGTTTACGGTAAAGTATTCATAGCAGCAAAACCAACATTCGGGTTTGAGATCACAGACTCTGAAAAACTTGATGTGATTAATAATGTAATTAAGCCAGTGTCAGTCGTTACTGTTATTCCAGAATTTGTTGATGTTGATTACAATTACCTGCAAGTGTTTGCTGAAGTTTATTACGATGCAACTAAAACCACAAGATCTGCAGATGCCGTTAAGTCGCTTGTAAGAAATGCAATCACTAACTTCAAGAACACTGAATTAGACAACTTTAACAGCAGATTCAAGCTGTCAAGGATGCTCCGTGCTATCGACGACGCAGAAACATCTATCTCTTATTCTGATGCGGTTACTGTTATTGAGAAAAGACTTGTTCCTCAGCTTGGTGCTGCTAGAAATTACACACTAGACTTTGGTACACCTATCTCTCGCGAAGATCCTTCTTATAGAATCTACTCAACCCCAGCATTCGGACAATTCGATGCTGATGGTGTTCTTCGTAAGTGTTTCTTTGAAGAAACACCAGGATCTTCTTCTGGCGTTGAATCGATTACAATCAATTCGGCTACAGGTTCTTATCTAACCGCACCAACAATTTCTATAAACGGAGACGGTGTTGGCGCTAATGCATATCCTGTAATTGTTAACGGTAAAATTACACAAATCGTTGTAGATAAACCAGGTGTTGGGTATACAACTGCTACAACACTATTGTATTATCAAGACGAGATTGATACAACCGCGTCTTTCACTGTAAATATGCAAGGTCGTTTCGGTACACTGCGCAGTTACTTTTTTGATAATAACAATATCAAAACAACATTGGATGCTGAGGCTGGAACAATTGATTATCAGCTAGGTAAGATTACCTTGCAAGAATTTGATCCGTTCTCAATCGAAGATCCACTAAAGATCTTTAGAATGGTTGCTAAACCAGTAACAAATAACTTTGAATCTGCTCGTAGTCGAATTATCACTATCGACGAAGAAGATACAAATGCTATCAACATTAGTGTTAAATCTCTCTCTTAATGTTTGCAAATAATTACATATCAACAATTGTAGAGAACCAGGTACCTGAGTTCGTAAGAGCCGATCATCCAACATTCGTGACATTGCTCAAAAAATACTATGAGTATATGGAGCAAACCAATAAAACATTAAGAGTCGGTAAAGACCTATATGATTACATGGATGTTGATACGACAAGAGCAGATTTGATCAAGTATTTTAAGACGAAGATTATTCCAGATTTTCCTGAAGAAACCGAACTATCTACTGAGAAACTAATAAAGGCAGCAAAATTTTTCTACTCTAAGAAAGGCTCTGCTGAATCCTTTAAGTTTTTATTCAGAACATTATACGGTCAGGAAGTTGAAATTTACTTCCCGAAAGAAGATATCCTTAAAGTATCTGATGGTAAATGGAAACAACCACAAGCACTTCGCCTAGCATTTACCGATACCAGTTCTCTTGTTGCTGGTGGTAGTGTCAATGTGTTTGCAGTTACTGCTAATACAATAAATGCTAATGGATTTAATATCCTATCAAAAGGCATTACAGTCAATTCATATATTCGTATCGGCGATTCGCGTAGAAAAGTTGTCACGATTAACACATTAGGCGATTTTCTTCGAGTTGATATTCCATTCGCTAACACATCAAACGCGCAAACATTTAATTCTGTTAAATTGTTCAAGGTAGAGTTGAGCGAATACACCAATTTTGACATTAAACTACTCGAAAGAAAACTAGGCATCGGTGAGATTTCTAGAACAACTTGCGTTATTGAAAAAGCAGTACTAACTGTTGACGGTGAAACTGGTCGCGAGTTCGTAGAACTTTATGTTTCGAATGTAACTAGATTATTTGAAGCTGGTGAAAATCTAGTCGTAAAGTATACTGACACCAATGGTGTTGAGCAAACATTTAAGTCTAAGATTATCTCCTTGCTATCAAACATCAGTTTGTTTAGAAATAGATTTGGCGTTGTTCAAACAGGTAGAAAGTATAAGACTGGGGATCCAGTGGTGTTGTTTGGTGGTCTCACAGATTCACCTGACGCTGTAAAGGGTATCGCCGTTGTTAATAATGTTTCTACGGGATCTATTGAATCTGTTGAGGCTATCCAACCAGGATATTTCTTTAGAACAGAACCAAATTCATTGGTTCGTATAATCTCAAGTTCAGGTATCGGTGCCAATGTTCTGATATCAGGTATCTACGATGACGGTGGTGCCAATAGTACAAACATTCAGTTTAATACAGATGCTATTGTGTATAAAAAAGATATCCTTTTAAATGGATTAGAATATGATTTTGATAATATTACAGCGTTTGCAAATCAAACATCTGGTGCGGGCAACACAACAACAACAATTA